CATGAGCAAGGCCTACGCTTTGCCGTATTTTTAAAATCAAAGAACTCAAGTAATAAGCGAGGCAAGAAACGCCCAGCAATTTACGATCATGAAACTAAGCGCCTAATCACTGGTGACAATATCGGTGAAGAACAGCTTGATATGAATACTGAAGCTGAGGTTATTCATATTGTTCCACGTGTAGTTGGTGCAGGCGGTAATGGAATATTACAGACTGTATTGGGTGCTGTGATGGTCGTGGTGGGGGTTTTAGTAACTGTAGGCACATTGGGCGGTGGAGCACCACTCGGTGCTGCATTGATTGGCTCAGGTATTGGAATGATGCTTGGTGGAGTGGCCATGATGCTTATGCCAAAGGTTGATACTACTCAAGATCAAAACCAAGATGGAAACAGAGCGAATAAAGGCTTTGGCGGTGCAGTTACCACAGTTGCACAAGGTAATCCTGTTCCAATTCTTTATGGTCAACGGGAAATCGGCGGCTTCATTGTGAGCGCAGGTCAATATCCTGAAGATCAGATGTAAATTTTAATTAACAGGCGCTTTCTAGCGCCTTTTTTATTGCGTGAGATTTCTTATGAATGCAGTAGTAGGCGCAAAAAAAGGCAGTAAAAAACAACGGCAACCTGTCATTTCACCAGATTCTGCACAATCGAAAACTTTTATCAAGGTTCTATATGGTTTAGCTGAAGGCGAGATTGAAGGTTTAGCTAATGGGCTTCAGTCAATTTATTTAGAAGAAACTCCACTTCAGAATGCAGATGGAAGCCTTAACTTTGAAAATGTAAAAGTTGATTTTAGAAATGGTACTAATGATCAGGAATACATTGAGGGTTTTCCAGCAGTCGAAAGTGAAACCGCCATCGATGTGGAGTTAAAGTCTGAAACGCCATGGGTTCGAGCTTTTAGTAATCTTGATCTTGATGCTGTTCGTTTGCGCTTAAAGTGGGGTCCTTTGCGTACTCAGAATGCTACAAATGGTGATGTATCAGGCGTAACGATCGAATACGCAATCGATTTACAGACTGATGGAGGTGTCTGGACTGAAGTACTAAAAACCAAGATTTCAGATAAGACTTCTGCAAATTACGAGCGAGCACACCGCATTGATTTGCCTCGAGCTGATTCTGGTTGGCTTGTACGTGTACGCCGTCTGACGCCGAACTCATCTTCTGAATATATCAGCGACAAGATGTATATTGCAGCTGTTACAGAAGTGATCGATGCGAAATTACGTTACCCAAACACAGCATTATTGGGCCTTCAATACGATGCCGAGACCTTTGGAAACGTTGCTAAAGTTGCTGTGGATGCGAAGGGGAGAATCCTAAAAGTCCCTACAAATTATAATCCGGTTACACGTCAGTATATTGGAATGTGGGACGGTACTTTCAAAGAGGCATATTCCAATAATCCAGCTTGGATCTATTACGATATATGCACCGTAGACCGTTATGCTTTGGGTGACCGATTAACCCCGCTAATGGTTGATAAGTGGTCTTTATATCGTTTAGCACAATACTGTGACCAAATGGTGCCGGATGGGTTGGGCGGTCAAGAACCACGCTTTACTTGTAACGTTTATCTTCAGAGTGCCGAAGGTGCATTTGAGATTTTAACTAAGTTAGCTGGTGTATTCCGTGCTATCACATTTTGGGATGGTAATAGCATTATTTGTGATGCGGATATTCCCCAAGATACTTACTTCACGTATACCCGGGCTAATGTTATTGATGGCAATTTTGAGTACGCGGGAACCCGTGCTCGAGATAGACATAATGTTGTAAAAATTGCATGGGATAACCCAGCTAATCACTACAAAACCGAATATGAGTTTGTTCGCGATGAAAAGGCGATTGCTGAGGCCGGCCAAGTTCGTATTTTGGAAATTGATGCTTGGGGATGCACTTCGCGTGGACAAGCGCAGAGAGCAGGCTGGTGGGCATTAGAGTCTGAGCAACTTGAAACACGTACTGTGTCCTTCAAGGTTGGTCTGGACGGTTATATACCATTGCCGGGGAAAGTGATTGAAGTTGCTGATCCTTTATTTGCAGGTCGTGCAAATGGTGGTCGTGTATCAGCTATTTCAGCAGATCGTAAAAGCATTACGCTTGACCGTGATGATGTGGTCGCAGTTGCCGGTGACAGGCTGATTATTAATGGCGAGGATGGAAAGGCTCAAGCGCGTATTGTTCAATCTATCTCTGGTCGAGTTGTTACTGTTACTCATGAGTTTGACGCTATTGCTACTCAAAATGTGTGGGTAATGGATGCCCAAGATTTAGCAACAATGAAGTTTCGAGTGATCTCGATTACTCAAGACGAAAGTCATCAATTTTCAGTGACTGCACTTCAATATAACCCAGCCAAATTTGATGCGATCGATAAAGGTGCTTATTTTGATGAGGTTCCGATTTCGATTGTGAACCCGTCACTACAAGACCCTGTTTCTGATTTAACGATTACAAGTGAAAGCAGAGTAGACCAGGGAATTAACGTAGCAACAATGATTGTGTCCTGGGCGCAAGCAAAAGGTGCAGTTAAGTATCAGGTTGAGTGGCGTAAAGATGATGGTAGTTGGATTAAGCTGCCAATTACTGGCAACAACTCAGTCGAAGTACCAGGCATTTATGCAGGGCAGTATCAAGCACGTGTAACAGCGATTTCTGCATTTGAGATCGCTTCTTTACCAGTTTATTCAACTTTGACTGAACTCTCTGGTAAGCAGGGTTTACCTCCAAAATTGGCATTTATCCAAGCGACAGGAATCTTATTTGGCATTCAACTGAATTGGGGTTTCCCTGCAACTGGTGCTCTAGATACAGCTTATACCGAGATTCAGGTTTCACCGGATGGTACCAGCAACATTACTCAATTGGGCTTATTCGCTTATCCAACTACCACACATACGATTCAAGGCTTGCAGCCAAATCTGACTCAATTTTATCGTGGCCGCTTGATCGATAGGATTGGAAACATTGGATCATGGTCGGACTGGACTCATGCGACAACTTCTGCCGATGCAACAGATGTTCTTGAGCTCTTGAACAATCAAATAAGTGAAACACAACTTAGTCAGGATCTTAAAACCAAGATTGATCATATTGAGACTATTGATGCTGAAATTGGACCAATTAAGCAAGATATTCAAAATACGAAAGATCGGATTGCACAAGAAGTCATTGATCGACAAAACGCTATTCAGCAAGCCAAAGATGGTTTATCACAGCAAATTATTGATGGTGATGAAGGTGTTCTTGAAGTTGTAAATACTGTTAAACAGTCAAGTGAAGATGGTATTGCAGCAGTTCAGCAAGACATTCAAGTTGTTGCGAATGATCTTTCACTTGTAGCAGAAAAAACGGACGGTGTATATGCACAGTTAAATCCACCTTTGATTGGATCTGAGTCTGATTTGATCGGTAATGATCAGGGCTTCGCTGGCACATGGTCTGTTCAATCGGCAATGATCGAAGGGGATTTAGCACTTAGTAAGCGTATTGATACGACAGTTGTTGAAGTTAATGATTTACGTGCTTACGCACGGCAAGAAGTTGAAGCGCGAATTGAAGGCGATAAAGTAACAGTTCAAAAGATTGATACGTATATCGCAAGTAATGATAGTGCTCTTGCAACTGTACGCCAATCTGCACAGGTAGCAGTTGAGCAATCATCGGCAAATGCCGAAGCGATTGATTCCATTAATCTTGAGCTTGATGATAAAGCATCAACTGGTGCACTTGATCAAGTTAAATCAGATATCAAAGATGTTGATAATAAGATTATTGCTCAGACTACGAGAATTGACGGCGTATATGCACAGCTTAACCCGCCTTTAATCGGCTCGGAATCCGAGTTAATTGGTAATGAGGGAGGTTATGCAGGCGTATGGTCGGAGCAATCTGCACGTATTGAAGGCGATTTGGCTCAATCTAAACGTACAGATCAAGTTGTTGCAACGATTAAAGAAAACGATGCTTTATACAAGCAACAAATCAAAGCGAATGCTGATGCTGTTTCTGCAAACGTGCAAGCAACAACAACCTTGCAAACAACCGTAGGTCAAAACACCGCATCAATTCAGGAGGTGAGCGAATCAGTAAACGGCTTGTATGCGCAAAAGTACATCAAGCTTGACGTAAACGGCAAAGTTGCAGGATGGGGCGGTGCTAACGATGGCAAAGAATCTGATTTTATTCTGAACTTTGATTCATTTGCGATTGGTTCAGGTGATAGCACTGGTTATTACCCATTCATTTTCCGCAATACGCCTTACACCGACCCAAACACAGGCACGGTATTTCCGGTAGGGGCTTATCTCAAAACCGCATTTATGGATTATGCATCTATTGATACGTCCCATATTAAAGACTTGGCTGTGAAATCTGCGCAGATTGATAATTTGGCGGTGACTAGTGGGAAGATTGATGATTTGGCGGTGACTACGCTAAAAATTCAAAATGAAGCAGTTACAGTGCCAATTGGAGTCTCAAACCCAAATATTGTACGGACCACTGGGGAATTTTTCCCGCAATACTTTGATTTCACTGCTCAATTGACCGAGTGGGAAGCAAAGTTTAGCCCGCTTGCGACGATAACGCTAAATAGACAAGGAGGGCAATGCAGATTTGATGCTTCTTGTAATGTAGCAGCATCTGCATATTTGACTGCTTATGCTCAAGACAACGGCAATCTTAGTGAAAATGACAGATTGATGCTCAGATTAGTGCTTTCTGTATACAAAGGGTCTGTTCTGGTGGGGCGAGCGGAAGTGCCGCCGACACAAGTGCTTGGTCAATCTGGATTCTATTTTGAAGGAGCTATAAACGCTCTTGCGATAATAGACACTGATAACACAATTGGTACTACGACTTACACTCTTAAGCTTGGATTTGCAAATAGAGGGAGTAGAGCAATAAGAGTTGTATTGAATCACCCATCAGGTGTATTCGGTGTGAATAACATTCGTTTTGTTGCGCTGGAGCTGAAAAAATGACAGCAATTATTTCAAAAAATGGCGAAATTCTTCAGATGATTTATGCAAATGAAGAAACAGTTGTTTTAAACACCCCGAAAGATGGAGTTGCGGTTGATGACCCGCCAAGCTCAAATATGTTTTATCAGGGTGGGTGGGTAGAGATGCCTGCTCAGCCATCCCCGTACCACATATTTAACTATGACATAAAGCAATGGATTGACCCTCGCACCCTGGATGAAATCAAAGCCCAGAAGTGGGCCGAGATTAAAGTCATGCGAGATCAACTTGAGTTTGGTGGTTTTGAGTTTGAGGGCAATATTTATGACTCAGATCAAGTGTCACAAGGTCGTATCATGGGTGCGGCTGCTGCGGAGGTAGATCAAACATGGACACTTGCAGATAACTCAACAGTTGAATTGACAGCGCAGCAGCTTAAAGAGCTTTACGCTGCTTTGCAGGCACATATTGCAGGCGTTCACGAAAGAGGGCGTATTGCACGACAGAAAATTGAAACTGCTTTGACATATGAAGAAATTGAAGCAGTAAATTTTTAATTTAGAAATTTCTTAGATAGCACCCAACTGGGTGCTTTTTTATTGCCGAAATTAGGGGGCTGCATGGCAGACAATCAGCAAATTATAGATACATCGACCGCTTTGGCGGCCAGTAAGGGTGCAACATACGGGGGAAGTGTGGCAGGAGCAGTTTCGGCGTGGATCGGGTCAATCGATTTAGCATTTTGGGTCAGTATCATCATTGGTTTAGCTGGTTTTTTAATGAACTGGTATTACGCCAAAAAGAAAAATAAGCGCGATGAAATTGCACTGAAAGCTTATTTAGAAAGCTTAGAAAAGAAAGGTGACTGTAATGTCAAACAAGACTAAATATATTGCAGCAGTCTTAGCAGCTTCGGCTGCTTTTTTTGTGGGCGTAAAAAACGATGAAGGGTTTACATCAAAGCCAGTAATACCCGTTAAAGGGGATCGTCCAACACAGGGCCATGGTTCAACATTCAAACCAGATGGCTCACCCGTAAAAATGACAGATCCACCAATTACACGTGCGACCGCAGATAAGTGGTTGCGAAATGATGTGGCTAAGCGTGAAGTCGCGTTTAAAGATTCATTGAAGGGCGTGAAATTATCACAAACTGAATATGACCTATACCTCGATTTCACGTATCAATACGGGATTGGTGCATGGTCTAGCTCATCAATGCTGAAAAATCTAAAGGTAGGGAAGTATAAGGCAGCTTGCGACTCATTACTTAAATATAAGTATGTTGCAAAGCGTGATTGTTCTATTCGCAAAAATGGTTGCTACGGGGTTTGGACCAGACAAGTAGAACGACACGCAAAATGTATAGGAGCGCAGTGATGTGGATTGTATTTGCTGCTAAATATTGGCGAGAAATCATTATTGTGTTTCTCGCTTTTTTATTGGCCATATCTTTGGCCGTACTCAATTACAAAACTGGTCAGCTAAAAGAAGCTGAACAAAAGTGTCAATCTCAGATCCAAGAGATTGAGCGCAAGAATTTGAAAGCTCTTGCAGAAAAGCAAAATCAGATCAATAAAGTGAGCGCAGACTATGAGCAAGTCAAAGCAGAGCAAAACACTAAAGTCGAATATATTGAGCGTGAAGTGCAAAAGATGGTGGAGCGTCCTGTTTATAAGTCTAGCTGTATTGATGATGATGGGGTGTACCAAATCAACGATCTTATCAAAGCCGGTAATACCAGCTAATCTTATTCAACCATGCCCAAATCTAAATGAATTGGCAGGAACAACGGGCAAAGATTTAATGATCTGGTCAGTTGATACAGTTGCAAAATATAATGACTGCAAAGCAAGACACGGTGCGCTTGTGAAGGCTCTTGAGTAATGACTTTTTAGTGTGCAATTATTTGCTCAATAATCTGGATAATTGCACATTTTGAGCAAAGTTTTTCTCATTTCATATTCTCTCGAGGTTTTATCATGCAGCAATTAATGATCATGGTTTCGGAAGCGGGCAGGATGGAGAATACTTGCAATCTACCCGCTGACTTAGATAAGAATGGGAATGTTGTTAAAATCTACGACTATTCATTAAAAGAGTTGCCGATTAATTTGGACGGCACCGTGACTTACAACGGTAAAAGATGGACCTTTGATAAGAAGCAAAATTACCTCTAAACCTGTGGATAAATAGCGCATTACGCCAAATATACGCCAAAATATATATAAGTTATTGATTTTATAAAATAGATTGGTGCGCCCGGCGGGGATCGAACCCACGACCCCAGGCTTCGGAAACCTGTACTCTATCCAACTGAGCTACGAGCGCACATGTGTGGGGCACATCATAGGAAAAAAACACCGGTAGGTAAAGCACGAAATACGTACCAAGTGAGTTTAATGCTTAATTAAACAGCAGCTTGTTCTATTTTAGATGCGTTGCTGAATAAGCTGAATTGAATAATTAATAGAATGGAGCGTATGTGCTAGCTCATGAGGAGGAATACGTGATTCCTGCAAACTGGTAATCCATTGCATTTGGCACATTTTAAGTTCTTGAAGTGTTTTTATTTGCTCTATTTTTTGAATAAGTGGCTTTGCCATAAGGCCACAGTATTGGCTTAAGCTTTGCTTCATCAACTGTTGTATTTCTTCAAAAGAGAGCTGTTGAACTGGAATGCTTGGTTGGTTATTTTCAATATTTGAAGGCGCAGACGTTGATTGAGGAACCTGAATTTCTCCAACTAAATCATTACTTTTATTCTCATCAACATTTTTTTGATGTATTTCTTTAGTTGTTATAGATGACTCTTGGGGAGATATTTGTTCAGGTAACTCTGAATAATTTTCACTAGAAGGTGCAATTAGTTTTAAGTCAATGAGCTGTTGTATCAGTTCTGGTGGGGCGATCCGCTTTTTAAACTCGGTATCGAGACTTTGAAAATCTTCATGGTCTATTAATAGAAGTAAACGTCTTTGTTTTGCATTTAACGTAATATTACGTTGTTGAAGCGCAACTCTTCCCAAATTGGTTCGATAAAAACCAGACATTGTATTTCCCCAATATAAAAATGAAGCAGTCTGTTTGATTTTTCTCAATCAAACAGTACTGTTCTTAATAAAATATAAATGGGGTTAAAGATAAAACTCAAAAATGACAATTTGATGAAGAATTTATGAATATCATCTATTTAAGGAAATTAAAATGCGCTTTCTAATGCCTTGCGTAAATAGACATCGAGCTCGTCTTGACGTAGAAGCCATTGAATATAATCTTTAGGCAGTTCAGCAATTGCCGTACCTTTATGCTTACCAAAATTAATCGTATGCGGAATACGGGCTTCTTCAGAAACTTGGTAAAGCTCTTCAATATCTTGAATATTTAAATGATAGATAATATGCATCAAAATATTGGCAGTTAAAATAATGTCAGCGTCGGCGCGGTGCGCACCTTTAAGCATTTCTCGAGCTTTACCGCTGCCTTGGGAAATCATATAAATGAGTGCAGAAATATTATGAGCTTCGGCATCTGGCCAAGCTTTACGTGCTAAAGCTAAAGTACAAATCGGTTTAATATGAGATACATCGACGCCACAGCGAGCAATTGCGGCAATATCATAATCAATATTATGGCCAATAATATAAGTTGTGCTATCAGGTAATTTAAAGGTTTTATAGTGAGGCTGATTTTCTAGGTCGGACTCTAAGATATGGTGAACAGCCATTGCAGCATAAGAGATCGGAGCTCCCACCTGATAAAGCTGATCAAACAATTTGCTTTTATCTAAAGTGAGTTTACCTGCATTAAGTTCAATAGGGGCGTATGCAATTTCAATAGGCAAACCATTTAGTGTATGAGTTTCTGTATCTAAAATAATGGCTTGCATCTTTTGAACCTTTAAACAATTACAAGTAACCATCAATCTTAACAGTTGGCTATCTACTTTAAAACATAGAGTAAGGCTAGATGAGCTATCAAATGCAATTTATGTTGAAAAGTAGAAAATCTCGCTGTTCATTTTGATTAAATATCACTTGCGAAAAATGAAGATTAGGCGTAATTGTTTGTAAGACATTTAAAATGTTCATTAAAAACTAAAGCACAACAAAAATTGAATTTAAGGAAGATATACGAATGAAAATGAAATTGTTCATGACCAGTGTTCTTAGCACAAGTTTACTATTGACGGGATGTGGAGATGGAAGTAGCGATGACAGTTCAGCAACTACTGATCCATTGGGTACTCCAGCCAATAATATTCAAAATCCAGTGGTTAAGGTCGATGCTTATACAAGTACTAACTTAGGAGCGGTTGCTGCTGAAAGTAGTATTTTAACTTATAAAATGTTAGGTCAAAGTGGACAAGAGGTGCAGGCAACAAGTCTAGTATTTACACCAACTACTCCACCACCAGCAGGCGGTTGGCCAATTGTGGTTTGGGCACATGGTACGACAGGGGTTGCAGATGCATGTGCACCGAGTAAATCGGCATTAACAGACAGTACTAAAGATTTAATTAGTAAACTTCTTGCAGCGGGTTATGTGGTGGTTGCACCAGATTATGAGGGATTAGGTACACCAGGTATACATCCATTTTTAAATATTAAAAGTGAAGCTTATTCAATTACCGATGCAGTAGTAGCAACACGTAATTATTTATTACAGCGGAACTTATTAACTTCGAAAAAGTGGGTTACTGTAGGACATTCGCAAGGTGGGCATGCTGCATTGGGCGCTGCACAATATGCGAGCCGTGCGCAGCTAGACTATAAAGGTACAGTAGCGGTAGCACCAGCTTCAAATCTAGGATTTATTTTAATTGCAGGTGAACAGGCTGTTGCTAATGCAACTGTGGATAAAAAGATTCCAATGTATGCGCAGCTTGATACATATACTGCTTTAGTGACAGCCGGCATTCGAAATACACAGCCAAGCTTTGATTATTCCCAAGTATTTACTTCACAAACAGCAAGTACTGCACAGCAGGCGGAAACAGTTTGTGCAGGGCCATTGGGGCAAGCCTTTGGTGCAGGTATGACTAAGTATGCTACAGAGCATAATGGAACACTGGATGGATATACGCGTACACAACCTAATTTTATGGCAGTACCTTTAGTTAAAACATTCTTAGATAAAGATTCTCAACCTTTACAGGCAAAAGTCACTACACCGATTATTATTTATCAGGGGCTAGCAGATACAACAGTTCCGAAAGTAGCTACTGATATTTTGATATCTAATGCCACTGTCGTCGGTACAAAGATTAATAGCTATGTAACGGGTAATTGGGACCATGAGGCGGCAATGAGCAGTAATGTAGATAACATTGTTGGAAATGTACAAAACTTGCTGGCAGCTCAATAAGAGTATTTGATATTTAAGGTTTTTTTATTGCTATGAAAAGCTAAATTTAACTTTGGAAAATTATTAATTAAAAGCTTTTTAAGTGTTTATAAATTATTTTAGATTTGATGGCTCATTTTTTATAAAAATTGAGCCATTTTTATTTAAAACTGAGCTAACTTGATTCTGTTTAATTATAAAGTTCATGCTACAATATGCCGCAATCTTAGCACGGCTTAAAAGCCCTAATTTATAGGACCCCCGCTAATGTTTGCCAATATTTCCATTTCTGAATTTGATCCAGAATTAGCTCAAGCAATTGCTTCTGAAGGTGAGCGTCAAGAAGCACATATCGAGTTAATTGCATCTGAAAACTATTGCTCTCCTGCTGTGATGGAAGCGCAAGGATCAAAACTTACGAACAAATACGCAGAAGGTTATCCTGGCAAACGCTATTATGGCGGTTGCGAATATGTAGATGTTATTGAACAAATGGCGATTGACCGTGCTAAAGAACTTTTTGGTGCTGATTACGCAAACGTTCAACCACATGCTGGTTCACAAGCTAACTCTGCTGTGTATTTAGCACTTCTTAACCCAGGCGACACAGTTTTGGGTATGAGCTTGGCTCACGGTGGTCACTTGACTCACGGTGCAAAAGTTAGCTTCTCTGGTAAAACGTATAACGCTGTTCAGTATGGACTAAATGCTGAAACTGGCGAGATCGATTACGAAGAAGTTGAACGTTTAGCATTAGAACACAAGCCACGTATGATCGTTGCTGGTTTCTCTGCTTATAGCCGTGTTGTAGATTGGCAACGTTTCCGTGACATCGCGGAT